TTTTTATATTAAGTGGCTCTCCTGCGCTATTAAGTCTTGTTGTGTTGAACATTGTTAAACTTGGCGCAGTTTTTGGAGCTGGTTTTATAACAGTAACATCTATTTCTTGAAAATCATAATCAGTACCAGTTTGTGTAGTTAGTTGTGTGTGAGTAGTGAAGTTTGTTGAGCCGTTTTTGAATTTTTGTATATTAATAACTTTTGGCTCTGAATTATCGTCTGTGAAGAAAAGTAAACCATCTAAAATGTTTATACCAGTTATTAATAAATCTTTATTAAACTTTAAAACATTGTTATTGTCTACTACTATTGGTGTTACTGTACCATTAAGTACATTAAATTCAGCTATAATATGTCTTGAATCATTAGTTATAAACCAATATATTTTATCGTTCTCTTGATCATCTAAAACACCTATACACTTTGCGTTAGAAAGTGAAATACTACTTCTCTGTTGATTACCTAGAACGTTTTGCAATGCACCAACATCATCACCTTCTGATGTAGCTATTTGCACATTTAACGCGTCTCTATATTCACCATTAGGAACTAATCTCTCGTCCAGGTCTTTGTTCATTTTACCCGCACGAAAGTGGTGCTTAATTTCTGGCATATTTTAGTGTTTTATTTGTTTAGATTTACCTCTCATAATTTGAGTTAACTCTTCAATCTTTATGTTAGACATTCTAAGTTTAGCTGTTCTTATGGCTGCAAATCTCTCTCTTTTAAATCTTTGAACTAAGTATTCTGGTATATTTATTCTTGTTGATAAAATAGCATGGGCTATACATTTATACATAGCTTCTTCAGCAAACTTATGCACAACTATCTCTTGCTCTGTACCTAAGCTATCGCTTATGTATTTTAAAATTATACACTTATTTACAAGATCGCTACTAAAGTATATTTTACCTCTAGACTGATCTATAAAAAATAAACCGTTAGCTTGAGATGATTCTGGATTTAAACCATATCTTCTACCTGAATTTGTTAGTCTATCATAAATGCTATCACTTAAATCTTCTGTTTGATCAGTGTCTGTTGTTCTAAAACTATTCCAAGTATTAGAGTTTGCTGCTTCCATGATTTCTCCGTTTTCATTATATATGAAATCATAATTATCATCTTGTAGCATTGCTTTTGGATTACTAGTTTTACCAGTTGGATATATAACATGTTCAACACCTTTATCATCTTTCCATGTTAATTTAACATAGTTAACATAATCATGAGGCATAGCCATTGATAAAGATGGTGATAGCTCTATTTCTTGTGATTTTATACTTCTAAATGTATCGTAACTTAGTTCTTGTATTGCTCTTTGAGCGTGAAAAGCTATATCTGCTCTTCTTACTTTTGGTATTAGCTTATTTTCACCAACATAAGATATAATGAAGTTATTTATAATATCACCTAAATCTATAAATTGATAATTACCTAAACTTTCATTTTGAGCTACTTGTTGTACTAGAACTATATTTCCAACTGTTTGAGCTGGTAAAGTTAAAACACCAGTACTATTATTATAAGAATAAGTATTACTGTTTATTTGATTACTGTTTACAAATACATCAAATTCTGCCTCTAGTGTAGGTAATGGACTAAATGTTAACGTAAAATCAGTCTGACCAGCTGTTGCTGTAAAACTTTGACTATTTTCGTAATATTGTTGTTGTGTTCCTTCTAGTAGCGGCATATCTTATTGTTTTTCTTGTTGTTCACTTTTAGCGTCTTCTTGAGATGCTATAGAATATAAGTTAGGATCTTTCATTTGTACTCCAGATAAAGCTAATATTTTTATTACTAACTCTGTTTCTTCTGATTCATGTAATTCAAAGTCTTGTGAACTTGAACTATTATATAAAGCTTTATCGTTTACAACTGTATAACCCCACTCAACAGTTTGAGGTCTAGCTATATAATTACAAACAACTGTAGCATTGTGATCTATAGTTGTTGGATATATCTGTATTCTACGTTCTCTTTCAGTGGCTGTACCTCCACTATTTCTCACGTAAACAGGCCTACTAGTAGTAGGTGCTGTTAAAGGCGATTTAAGTATATGATGTATTTCGTTTTGATTTATAATCTCTATTTCTACAAATTCACCACATTTATTAGTATACAATTCACCTATTCGATAATAATCCGGTAATGTTCCTTCGCCAGCTACACTTGTAGACATAGCAACATTTTGCCTGTATTTTTCAAAGTGATCTATCTTTTCTCCTAACATGTCTATAACGTCAGAGTAAGTTGTATCATTTCCAGGTGCTCTCAAAAAAGCATTATTGTCATAGAAATATTGTTCAAATATATCCATCTGAGCTTGATTAGCAAACAAATTAAACTCTTGAGGCGTTATATAACCTCTCTGTTCTTTGTTAGCTATAGCTAATACTCTTTGATAAACTGTATCTATACTTACTGCCATATTTTTTTAATTTATAGTAATTAAGCCGCATGCAGCGGCCCAACCACTAATGCGTACTATTTTAATTTCTTTTGTACACTTTCTAAAACTTCCATACCATCGTCTGTTTTAAACCAAACTGATAAGGCTGAGTAAGGCTCTTCACCTTTAGGTGTTGCCATTACTTTCTTTTTATTTGTTTTCCAAGAAAAAACTCCTTTTTCAGATAAACTCAAAACACCATCTTCAACAGCTTTAATTGCTAAGCTTCTTAAATGAGTATCAGTGTCATCCATTAGTTTTAAAAATAAACTAGGATTTCTTCTTGCAAAAAGTATAACATCTCTTTTTACTTCTTTAGAAGTCATGTTATTTACATTACTACCCATTTCAACTCTTAAAATATCTTCAGCTTGATCTATAGTTAGCTCTGCAGCTGTAGTTAAAGCTTCTAATTCCATTTCAAAATAACTCAAATCTTGAGTAGCTTCTTGTACTTCATCTTTCTCAAAGTATAATTTATTTCTTGAAGGGTGATAAAGTGATAATAACTTTTGTAATGCTACATCTCTAGACGGCACTAATAAATTACCATTTCTAAAAAATATATGTCCCAACGTTACAGGTCCTTTTTGTTCGTCAACAAAAGGAGATGCTTGATTAGTTGCATACCTTAGTTCTCTTTGAAACCCTTTTTGTTCATCAAACCATAATAAGCTTTTTGCTCTACTGTGTTTTGATGGCAGAGTAAATAATATAGGCGATTTTTGCCCTTTTAAAATATAAACCCTGTCTTTGTATTCCCATTTTTCCATAATATAATATAATTAAAAAGTTTGTAAAAATAAAGGCTGGGGTGCCTTTTTGAGCTTGTGCTTTTTGGCACCCCCAACACCTTTAATTATTGATTGACTTAGTCTGCGTCACCAGTTGCACCATCAGCATCTTTGAATAAGATGAAGTTGTTTGCAGCTTGAACACATAAACATCTTTCTGATAAGAAATGAACGTTCATTGCATCCTCGTCACTAGTGTAATTACCACCAACTGATCCTGTAATCCAAGATTTCATTCGTCTATCATCAGCTTCAGAAGCTCTGTATCTAATGTGTAAGAATGGTCTCTTGATATTTTTACCAAGAATTTGATCGTAAACTGTGCTTGTTCCAGCAGGAACTAGTACACCTTGTACGTCTCCAACTAAACCTCTTGTAGTACCATCGTTTAGGTATTTCCAGTCTGATTTATAGAAGTCATAAGAACCTCTTCTAAATCCTGAGAATCCTAAGTTAAGTGCCATATCTTCAGAGTTGTCAAATACACCGTAAGATGTACCGCCAGTTCCGTAAGAATTTTGAGCAGCTAACATGTTATCGATAGCTAAAGATGTTCCTCTGTTTAAGAATAACATATTTTCTTCGATAGCACCTTGCTTATCTAATTCTTGTAAGATAATATCAAACTCAACTAGACCTTCAGAAGCACCTGTTCCAGTTGAACCGAAATCAGGGTTGTTGAAAACTAATCCTCTGTCTTCAATTGCAGCGAATAAACCTTCAGTACCATGTAGACCTGCACCAGAACCACCAGCGTTTGATTGTCCTAAGAACGCGTCCATTTGAGTACCTGAAACTTTTTCAGCTTCAATCATAGCCATTTCTAATTGATCCTCAAATCTGATTCTTGCTTCATGCTCAGATTTTAAGTACCATAAGTAACCTCCAGTTCCAGCTTCAGTAGTAACTTCTACCCAACCAATACTAGCGGTATCAGATCCATTAATTGCATACTTGTCTCTTAAGATGATTGGCTTATTATTAAATGTTGTAAAGTCAGCATCTTTTGAGTTACCAGCGTTAGCAGATCCCTTTTTATATTCTGTACCGTATACAAATACTTTCAAACCAGTAGCGCTATTAGCGATACCTTGAGTTTGTAAGTTAGCTCCACCATAAGGAACAACATTCATACCGTTTGATACAGATCCATTTGCACCAGTTACAATTGCTTTTACAGCAGCACCAGAACCATCATAAATAACGATAGTATCATGAGCGCTAACTAAACCAGCTTTTGTAGCGTCAGCAAAAATTAATACGTTGTCAGTTGAGTCTGATCCTACAGAACAGTCATCAAATGCTACGTGTATTCTACCCTGCTCAGACCATACTACTGTGTCTGAAGCCATAGGCATTTCAGCTCCTACCATTTTTAAGAAACCAGAAATAGTACGATTACCGTATCTTTCTACTTCTTTCTCATAAACTTCTGGTAAAAACTGCTTCGCAAAATTATAATCATTACCCGCGATAGAAAGGTAATTAGACCCGTATAAATCTTTTACAGGTCTTGGAGTAAGATGCTGTAAAGCAGCACCTGCACTCGAAAAACTTCCACTTGCCATTTTTTTGAAATTTTAAATTTAACTTATTTTGTTTGTTCTAATTTTAAACTTGTAGTCATCAGAACTATCACCAACCGGCCTTACGCTAAACCCAGATTTATCCACAGGTTTACTGTGAGTACTTCTTGGATCCATGTCAACGTTTTTAGCTTTAGCTACACTTTCTTTCATAGCATCAGCTTTACCTTGCTCGTAAAAATGATTAGCGACTAAATCAGGATTCATTGCTGTAAAAAGTGATTTGTGGTAACCCTTAGCATCTGACATTTCATTTTTTTCATTCAAGAACTTCTTGACAAAATTATTAATATCACTTTGGCTACTCTTCACTTTGTTAGCATCCTTAACGTTAAATCTATATTTTTTCTCACCGACAGAGTATTCAAAACCTTTGAAGTTATCGTTGAAAACATTATTTGTTTTCTGTTGAAAAATAGATGTTGCACGTTCCTGCATTTTGTTATTTTCTTCTAACTCTTCGTTATACCTATTAAAGAACTCAACTGCTTTCTGTTGCTCTGGGAGCAAACTACTACCAGCCTTGATCTCGTCATAGTATTTGGACTTTAACCCGTCCAAGTGGTTTTTAGCATCAGCAACTTGCTCTTTCAATGCTAATTTTTTTCTCCTTATTTCTCTATCAGAATCTTCATCTTCATTAATTGAAAACTCATCTTCTATTAAAAATTGGATTTCATCAGTATTTAGATGTGGTTTAGAAGATCTGTAATATTCAAATAATAAACCTTTTTCATCGTATTTACTATAATCTTGATTCAATCTTACATAGTCTTCTAAAGTACCACCAGTCTCATTTATAAAGTCTACAACTTTTTGTATGTTATCTGGTAAAGGTTCACCTGTTTCTTGAGCTTCAGCTATAGCTTCTTCAACTTCTTCTTGTACTTCTTCAACTTGTTCTTGTACTTCTTCTTCATTAACTTCTTCTATAACTGGAGTTTCTTCAGCTTGCTCTTCAGCTTGCTCTTTAACTTCCTCTACAGGTTCTTCTGTATTTTCTTCAACTGGCTCTTCTTCTTTGTTATCACTTAAATCAACCTTAATCACATCATCTTCTGGATTAGGTATTTTATTTAAATTAACTTTTACAGTGCCATCGTCTTTTGCTTCTGTTTTTTCTTCAACAGCTTGCTCAACTGGTTGCTCTTCTTTTGCAACTTCAGGTTTTTTATCAGGTGCTTTCATTTTAAATTCACCTTCTTGTTCTACGTTATCCGCCATAATATAATATTATAAAATTAAACAAATGTTTTACCTAGGATCAAAAGCATTTAATCCCATGCCACCACCTAATATATCATTACTTGACGATTCAAAGTTTTTAGGTGGTTTATTACTATTTCTTTGATCGATTAATTCAGACTGTTGAGACGCTTGTATTTTAGTACGCTCGTCTTTTCTGTCTTCTTTATATTTTTCTTTTGCGTTTACAGTTTTAAGCTCCATGTCCTTAAGTCTCATGTTGATCATAAACTCGTGGTTCATAAGATCTTTCTTAAACGCTACTTCTTGCATTAGTTTTTCTATATCAAACTCTTTTTGTGCTTGAGCTAACTGTACTTTTTGCTGTGTTATAGCTTGTTGTTTTTGTACTTCTGCTTGAGCCGCAACTTGTTGAGCTTCTGCATTTGCTTGAGCTTGAGCTTGTATATTAGCTTGCTGAGCTTGTTGATCAGCTGCCATTTTCTTTTTACGTCTTATTTTTAATAACTGGTTTGCAAGTTTTATATTTTTAACTTCTCTTAAATCTATAGCATCTTCTAAGTCTATAGTTTTTTGAGTTAATGCCATTTGGATATTGTTTTCTAGCATTTGAGCTTGTTCATCATCTGGTGCTAGTTCTATAAATATACCAAAATCATATAAATGTAGCTCTGTTAATTCATCTAGCGTAGCTACATTATGAGTACCTATGCTCTGTATAAAAGCATTTTTTGTAGGTGAATATTCTATAACATCTGATATTCTAAGACAAACTTTTTCAGCAGTTTCTGCGGTTATAAATAAACCACTTTGCAATATATGTCTTGTAGCTGTGTTACTATTTGCAGCTGCTATTTTTTGTACACCAACCAAAGCATCTTTTGCTGGAGCGCTAGCATCTCTAGCTTCATTTAAACCGGTCACGTCTCTAATCATTTGTAGATAATAGTTATATGTACCTATTAATGATTGCATTTTTTGACCACCAGCACTAGATTGTATTTCTTGTATTGGAACTTTACCAGGGTTCATTTCACCATCTGATGTATAAGATCTACCTATAACAGAACCAGTTTGGAAAAACATATTTAAAGCCTCTTGCGGATTATAATTAGTACCGTTACCAAGATCTATTTCAGCTAAACCATCAGCGTCTAAATAAACACCGTCTGGAACTAATCTAGACATAACCTGCTGTAGCTTTAAATGTGTTAGTTGTATCATATCTGCAAAACCTGTTATTCTACCAACTAATGATTCTATTCTACCTTTATACATTCTAGGAGCACATATGCTATAATTCATTCTAACTTTTGTATAGTCAGACTTAGATCTTATCATGTTCTTAGCTAATCCCCACTCTAAAAGTATATCAGTAC